GAGTGAGCTTCAAGATAACCGGATCGCATGGGTTCCCGGTAGTTCCTGATGATGTCATCGCTGTTCTGTGTACAGCGGTAACGTCGGAGCTAGCTACACCGACGATGTCCGCTACGCTGATGAGTGAATCTGTGGGGGCTTACTCATACTCGATGCGGCGCACGTCCGGCGCTGGTCTGAATGCCGCACTCATCGACGCCGGTATGAAGACAGTGCTACAGCCTTACCACAAGAGTTATGGCACCATCAAGGTAAGATTGTGAAGGGAGGGTCATGACGTATCCATCGTTCGCGTATGCGGAGACAATGACGCTAGTCAAGCGCTCGGTATCAGGACAGGATGATTACGGGAATGATATATATGATGAGACTCCCATAACGGTCGACCAGTGTGTGTTCCAGCCTGCCGGTAGTTCTGAGGGGCTGATATTTGCCGACCAGGTCTCGACGTCGGATACCATATTCATGCCGTACGGCACGGACGTGAGTGCTCTAGACGCAATTGACTTCGATGGTGAGAGGTATGAAGTTACGGGCGATGTCAGCTCATGGGAATCTCCGTTCTCCGGCCGTACATCCCCGATCCGGGTTGCTGTTACGAGAGTGACTGGAGGGTCGCCGGGATGACCGATGTGACGTATGAGCCTAATCACCCTGGTATGGGGAAGTTGCTTGATTCCGATGAAATGCGTAAAGCCCTGGAGTTTTTCGCGAATGAAATCAAGGCGCGAGCGGAAGTTATAGCGCCTGTTGATACACATAGCGGTCACCCAGGCCGGTACAAGGACAGTTTCCATGTTAGGTCGCATCTTCATGGAGGCGAGAAGCATGACCGGGCGGAAGCTGTTGTCTACAATGATGCTCCGGAGGCGATCTACGTCGAGTTTGCTCACTGGGGCGCTGAGCCGGAGCACATACTGGCTCGCGCGGCATATGTTCCGATGGTGAGATAGTGATGACGTATCCTGTCTTCCCTGATCCGGAAATTATGCTGATTTCAGTACTAGTGCCACAGAATCCTAACGTCCGCTTTGTTACCATTATGCCGTTTGGCGACCCTACCAAGATTACCGCGCGAATCCGCCGTACTGGCGGCGCGATTCTCCATGTTGGGCTAGACCGTGCTGTTATTGACATTGATGTGTTCGGTCCTAAGACTCAGGTCGATAGTGTCTCTGCTGCTGCGAGAAGTATACAGTCACAAATGATGGCGCTGATGAGCGCTGTCGTGTCGAATGGAGTAATTCAGCACACAAGTACAGTTACAAGTCCGCGACAACTTCCGGAGGCGAATCCAAATCTAGTCCGTTACTCGGCATCCTACGAACTTTCAATTCATCCCTAGGAGGGAATGTAATGTCTCCATCGAGGCAAGCAGCAGCAGAAGACAAGGCAGAAGTCGAACAGTACGATGTGGGCGCGGTACCGCTGGCAGGCCTGCCGGCTCCGGGGTCGGGTCCGTACAAGGACAACACGCTTCTCTACGCGGCGGGTGACGTCGTTACGTGGGTCGGCCCGCCGAACCTCTATCCTCCTGTAGGATTTGAGGATCCAACCACGATCACCGGGGCAACGTACAAGTGCTGTGGATGGACGGACGTGTCCGGGTACATCTTCAAGCTCGACGAGACCATCAAGGACATTCCGGCGGCTGGGGTGCTTACGCCGATCCGCTCAATCCTCACCGGCGGCGTCAAGACCTGTCAGGCGGTGTTCCTAGAGGCACTTAATCCGAACGTACTGGCGCTGTACGACGACGTGTCCATCTTCCCCGGGGCATCGTCGCCTCTCAAGCCGGCAGCAGGCCGTACCGATGCATCATGTGGCATCACGATCGGCAGCCAGACCGTCACCGACGTCGCATGTGTTTCCTCCGACGTCGGCAAGAGCATTTCAGGCACCGGAATTCCGCCAAACACCACGGTCACGTCTGCTGTTGCCGGTACGCAGCTTACCATGTCCAACAGCGCAACGGCAACCAATGCCTCTGCCTCACTGACGATCGGCAGCAACACTGCCGTCTACGTCATCCCGGACCCTCCGGCCGACAACCGGTACTCGCTCATCTTCGACAGCATAGACGGTGCCAAGCGAAGCCGTCTGTACGCTCCGTTCGCCAAGGTGACGGCGCGCGGGAACTCTCAGGTCCAGCAGGGCGACATCACCATGACGGACCTCACCTTCACGTTCTATCCCGGCCAGATCGGGGCAGTCCAGAATGCCGTAGCCCAGCGCTACATCGGTTACGGCAAGGACGTATCGGCGTACTTCGCATGAGTACCGACGAGTGGCGTGAAGTCGCCGAAGATGACGTTCCGGTCGATGTCGATCTCGACAGGCTGGACGAAGTTCTACGCAAGGAAGCGGTTGGCGAGAAGACAACCGTCAAGATCGACGGCAAGATCATTCACGTAGCGCACGCCAAGGAATGGTCATCTTCGGCGATGCGGGCCGCTTCCAACGGCGACTGGGATACGTGGGCACGTGAAGTCATCGATGATGATGACGAGTTCCGTCTGTGGATCGAAGCTGATCTACTTAACTACCAGGTCGAGGCAGTGTTCAACGAGTGCGGTAGGCAGTCTCGGATGAACATGGGAAAATCCAGAAGGCACTCTGGATCATCGAATCATTCTCGGAGGAGGTAGAGGTAGACCTGCATCGCTACTACGGTGTAGATCTAGTCAGCCTTGGGGATACCCTTTCCTGGCGAAAGCTACTCGTACTGGTGGACTTTCTACCGGCGGAGAGTGCCTTGAATACTGCGATACGGAATTCAACTCCGGCAGAGACGCTTGCCGTAGCTGCTGGCGACCCATCGCAGGCTCCTTGGAGTACTCTTGAGATGCTGACTGCCGCACTCATAGATGAAATGCGCCAGCTGAACTACATGTTCGCTACCGCTAACTCTAGCAGCCCTGGCAGTATAGCGAAGCCAGAATTCATCCAGCGGCCAGGCTCAGGCAAGAAGCGCGGCAAGCTGATGTCTATCGAGTCCGCGCGGGTACTTGACCCACGTCTACGCTACCTGGATGATGATGAAGTACGAGAGCGGATGGCGGGACGAATGTTATGGCCGACATCTTTGTAGGTAGTGTTAACGTAGGTGTTACTCCCGACGCGCGGGGATGGGAACAGAAGCTACGCGATCAGATAGTCGAGCCATCTAAGAAAGTTGGTGATGAGGCAGGCAAGGAAGTAGGCAAAGGCGTAGAGAGTGGTATGGCCGGGGCTGGCGATGACTCGGCTAAGAAGTTCGGAGAGGCATATAAGGCAAAGCTCAAGGAAGTTCTGGATTCACTTCCGGAAGCTAAGATAGATGGGAACACCACCGGGGTCGACCGGAAGGTTGAAGATCTACGCCTCAAGCTTACCGAGCTTTCGCATGAGGATATAATCAATCCGAAGACCGCCATCCGGAATCTGCTGCTTGTAGAGACTGACCTCAAGGTCCTCGGCGATATGTCGAAGAGCATCAGGCTTGATTTTGATACGAAGGGAGCTATGGTCAAGCTTGCTGAGCTACGTGTCGAGGAAAGCAGACTGCTTGCGGGTGCGCTTCCAGGTGGTGGCGGTGCGGCTGGCAAGAAGCGCATTACACTTGGCGGCCTAGAGACCCTAGTGGGAACCGGGGCGGGCGCGACCGGCGCGGGTAGTAGCGTGCTCGGAAACATTATGGCGTTCTTTGGGGGAATCGGAGGGTTCTTTGGCGGAGGTGGAGGCGGGGGCGGAGGCGGTGCAGGTAAGGCGGCTGGTGCTGGAGGTGGCGGTGGCATAGCCGATCTTCTTGGTGGCGGGCTGATGTCACCGGCAGTTATCATTCCGGTGATAGCTGCTGCCGCTCCGTTCATAGGACAGATTGTTGGCGGGGCTATTGTAGGAGTTCTTGGTTCTGGTCTAGTAGCCATGGGTGTTGTCGGCGCGGGTATGACCGGTAAGCTTACCGCGCCGCTCAAGGCGCTGACGACTGAGTTCACCAAGGACATGAAGACAATCGGCACGCCATTCATCCTACCGCTTCGGGAGGTGCTGAAGCAAGCCGGCATCGTGATGACTAAGATGACGCCGGTATTCACCAAGGTAAGTCAGATTCTTGGAGTCCCGTTCCAGAAGTTCCTTGATGCGATAGTCAAGTCGTTTGGGTCACCGGCAGTTGCGAAGTCTATTGAGGCTGTTGCCAATGCCTTAGTGGCAATCCTTACCGCAGTTACTCCGGACATTGCGCCG